AATCAGTGGATGTCGATAGACTACTCTGCCGCGACTGACGGTCTTTCCGCTGAACTTTCTGCGGGTATTATGAAGGAACTACTCGGGAATCTCTTTATTGAGAATCCGTTTCTTTACAACATGATGCTCTCGGTACTCGCCCCTCACAAGGTCGAGTACCCGAAGGTGGCAGGCATTCAATTGCCGCCTGTACTTCAACAGAATGGTCAGCTGATGGGTTCAGTTCTTTCCTTCCCAGTCCTATGTCTCGCTAATCTAGGTCTCTACCTTACCGTAAGGAAAAGGAGCCGCCCTTGGGCGCCCCTTAAGAACTTACTAGGTTCGGTATTGATCAACGGTGACGATATGCTCTACATTGGGTCTCAAGATGAGTGGGATCTCCACACAACTCTCGGAAAGAGAATTGGTCTTGAGATGTCTGCAGGGAAAGCCTATATTCATGAAAGGTACGCAAATGTCAATTCGACTTCGGTCGATATGGATCTTCGCAACCCGACTTCAACTCCAGTTGAAATCAAATTTCTAAATGTCGGCCTTCTCGTTGGACAGCATAAAGTCCTAGGAAAAGTGGGTTCCGATGACGAGATCTCAGAATCTCCGGTATCATCAGTCATAGACGAGGTGGTCCGGGGGAGCCTGCCTGGAAAGCAGGCCGACCTCTTCAAGCAATACTGTTCGATGCATAGCAAAGAACTCTCGCGTGAATGTCGGGGAAGAAATCTCTTCATCCCTAAGGTCCTTGGGGGAATGGGTGTCCAGCCCATTCTTGGAATCGAGACTTATATCTCACCAGGTCAGCTTTACGTTGCAGAAAAGCTGATAGGAGACGAAGCCCTTTCGCCTCTAATTCGACCTCTTCCTGCCGGACATGAAGTCCGTCGCTCCTTATTCGAAACTGCCGATCCAATTCATCTTGCCCAAGAAGGCGAAGAAATTGAGAAGAAGGCACGTATCCAATTCGGACCGGTGCAGGATATGGTGCAGTGGCCCTACTGGGGACTGTACCGAGAGCTCGAACCTCGAGAGAACTACCAGAGGTGGTAGGGACGGGAAAGCACGGGGACGCGACCAGCTCATGTCGTTAAACCGAGCCGATCAGGTGAAGGAAGAGAATCCCTTCACTAGTGGGTCTTGTTGGCAGGTATTTCACCTGTGCCCAAAACGTTGGAAGATAGTCCTCTGATCAAGGATTAATCTCGCCCTAGGCAAGCGGGAGTCTACTATCGACTGTAAACACTTACGTGCTAAACAAAATGCCGAGAGACTGCACGGAGCAGCTCCACCCCAAAGCAACTGGGGGGTTTCCACGAATCCTGATGTGCGATTCTGTGAAGAAGGTGAGATAAGCTAAGCTCACCTCGGGAACCAGGAGTCCAACAAGATGAACAGTCCTTCCTCCTTACAAGGGTTGGAACCATCTACAAATTGTATAGAATGCCTAAGAAGTCTTCAACTCCGAAGCAACAAATTCCT